TTGTTCGTTGAGTCCCTTCTTCACAGTATCATTGTACCTCTTGAACCCCTTATAGAGTGGTCTCACACCATAGGGATCACGCGCGACAACGATTTCTCCGAGCTCCTCATCGAGAATAATACACGAGAAGACTCCGTCAAAAAGACGGAACATATTCTCAAGATTTGGCCCTCTAAATTGCTTATAAAGAGCCCCTACAACCTCGCAATCACTCCCGCTCTTACAACCCAGATTATATTTATCATTTAGCGCCTTCCAATTATAGATTTCCCCATTTACAACCCAGGTAATTTTTCCCTGCTTCATAGGCTGCATTCCATTTGAGTTCAATCCATTGATAGCTAAACGCGTAAATCCAATAATTCCGACGCCGCATATATCAACATATTCATGGCCCTCTGGGCCTCGTGGAATAAGTGTCTTTAGAGCTCGGGTATATGACTCTCCCGTCAAGTGTTTTCCGAATATAGCCCATATACCACACATATCTATTTTTAGACTGGTGACTTCTATAAGCCTTTTTGCTCGTAGTTATAATAGATGGACGCCAGCGATAAACTAAGACGCGATATGAGTAAGACCATATACAATAACTATGTAACAATGACTCTATCCAAGCAGGCCGCATGTAATTATAGTACCTGTGTAAGTACACTTGAACTTGCGGGCTGTGTTAAGAACTTCAAAGATTTCGAGCAGCGCTACGAGGTGGCTCTCGGTCGTCAAAATACGGCAACCTGTGCCACCGCTGCGTCAACCTTCTATTTCTAGAGGTACTAAACAGTATCAGACATACTATAAAAGAATGCAGACTGAAAAGACAAAGGAGGAGCGCGTCAAAGAGGGAATTACGATACTCAAAGCACTGCTGAAGACCGGTATTGACTCCGAAGATAGTGGTTCAAAGAGTATCAAAAAGGTAATATCAGAATGGGTTAACACTGGCGAAGAGTTCACAGGTGTCATACCCTTCGCAAGATATGACAGAAACGCACATATTATTCTTCCTAAATACGCTGGCAAGAATGCCACCGCCGTTCTAAAAGTGATTGATCCGTCAGCGTATTCGATCTAATGCTAATCACCTTATCTCTAATCAGAATGGCTTCCGAGAGATCGGGACTCCTCTCAGAAGGTGCTCTTTATGAGACCCTTGCGAGAGGAAACAAAGATCTATATTTCATAGGATCCGGATTTACAGATACAGTAAATCCCTTTGAGACGCGATATGAGCGCGGCCCAGGATTCGTAAATGAACTTCGCCGCACAGTTCCACTTAATGCAGTTGATTTTGGGCGTTCCTGTGAGTTCGAGTTTGATATCGCCGGCGATGTGTTTCTCGAGACAACACTTATCATTGATCTTCCGACATGGTTGCCACCTGTCGAAGCCGGTCTTAACAGGACCTCAGGATATTCCATTCTTAGCAAGGGTGGTACCGCTTATGGCTACACCCGTGGAATCGCCTATTTCCTTTTTTCAAACATTCAAATCTACCAGGATAAGATTCTTCTTCAAGAATTCAGCGGAGATACGCTCTGGGCTTCTAGGCTCTCGCGCGGGGATCTCAATTCAGCCTACCTTGATAATGCTCTTACGGGAATGACAGATGTTTCAGGAGGAGCAGTATCCCTATCAAAACAGGCCACGCCTGGTCGTCTTCGGCTCACTCTTCCAATGATTGGTGGAAAACATGGCATACCCTCGATCGGAATGAAACAGCAGTCCTTTCGTCTAAAGCTAACACTGAGACCTCTAGAGGATATTGTAGAGTGCTCGGATTACAGTATAGTCCGCCCAGCACCATGGAATGTTTCGTCATTTACTGTGAGGCTGCCGAATAAGACTACCTATACCGTTGCACCTCTTCCAAGAGAACGCATAGGAAAGCCACAGATCTTTCTTGAAACGCGCCATGTTTATCTAGATCCGGATTCACGCAAGGGGATGGGAGATGCCACGCACGAGATACCCTATTCAGTCTTTTATGAGAATAATATGACCTTTGGGGGGCTCGATTATTCATCGGCTAACGAGGCGGCGGCGCAGTTTCCAGGTTTTGTAAAAGATCTCGACGCGCAACACACGGCCAGCCGCATTTTCTGGTTTTTTAGAACTCGCGATGATCTCGAACGGGGTCGGCGCTGGGCCACATCATCCTACAATAACCCATATTACCAAGATGTGACCTTTCTCATTGCTGCGCGCGATCGCGAATCTCTCGCTGGCCCTCCAATTTGGAATACTCTTGTACCCTTTGCAAAAGAAAATCGCGATCCTGGATTTACAATTGGAGAAATGAATTGGGATCTGGGAGCATCTCTTGCCACGGAGAGCAGAGTTCCAGAAGGATCTATCAACTTTTCAACGGCTGAAAAACCGGTATTTTTCTTTCATATTCGTCCTCCCAATCTCGATCAGCCTTTTCAAACAGGGGTCGTCGAAGTCACAGTTGTAATTGAAGCCTGGGCCCTTTATTTGATCGAGGGGGGTCGTGGGTATTTTAAGTTTGGCAATTAACAACAGTTATGATAGATGAGTAAACAGCCTCTAGGACCAATAACAACACTCTTGGATCTTACGGATCGTGACTCCCAAGAGAATTATCTTTATCCACTCAGCTCTGAGACTACACGCTTTTCTAGGGCGAAGGAGCGGAAGGTCGTTTCATTTACTCCACAAATTCAAACAATTCTCTTTCGTGGTCCGGCGGCCTTCGGGCAACGTTTCACCTTTGAAATTGGCTCACTGCTTGTCGGCGATTTACTCTATGGTGCCGTTCTAGAAATAAAGCTGGGTCACTGGCTTGATAACAGGACTCTAAATATGCTCGCTGCTGGTGAGCTGGTGTACTCTGATGTATCTCAGGCCTGGGAATATGCAAACGGTCTCGGAGCCTCCTGTATAGCCTTAGCAGAACTCGAAATAGATGGCAAGACTGTTGAGAGTGTCGATGGAGACTTCATACATGCATGGTCTCTCTTGTCAGCAGACTATAATACCCAGGTTGGGGTTGCCTACGATCATATTGGGCGTCTCCCTATTTCTATTCTAAGACAGATCGGAATAGCAAATAGCCCTATACCTACACCTCGCGCCTTTCCAACGGAGGATGGCTATATCCACTGCCCTCTAAGCATGTTCTTCAGTCGTGTGAGATACCAGGAGGCCCTGTCACTCATCTCAATAAAAGAGGGCAAGGTACGATTAAATATAACTCTCAGACCGTTTTCAGATGTTGTTAGACAGATTCGCGGCTACAGAGATACATGCACCTCTGTGCCAATTAACACAACAATCTCATTTACACATAAGGACGGGTCAAAAGTAAATATTCAGACTCTGTCTAGAATTCCCGCACTAGAGAGCGTATCTCTTGTAACAGCTGGGGCTATTCTCGATGGCGATTATCGCTCGACACTTCTCAGAAAACCCTTTGAAGCTCTTCACCGAGAGCTACAGACCTTTTATTTTGACGAGCCGATGAAGTATGCTACAAATAAGCGATCTGATAATCTAATTACGATACAATTGCCGATAGAGGCAAATCACCCAATAGAGGAAATGATATGGTTTATACGCCGTAAGGGAGTTAGTATAAACAATGAGTGGTTAAATTGGAGTGATAAATTGGAGAGTGAGTATCCAGTTGAAAGCGATCCGACTTTTACGACAACACCGCTTCTTTCTTATGCAAAGCTTCAAGTAAATGGAATTACTCTCATAGAGGCCGAGGAGCAGTATTTCAGACAACAAATTGCATCGAAACATCTTGGTGGATATGCGGCATATTCGAATTATGTTTATGGGCTTTCATTTGCTGAAATTCCGGGAATTCATCAACCAACTGGATCTATAAATGGATCTCGAGCGAATTCACTGAGACTTACTCTCGATGTTAAGCCCCCAGGAGGAATTCTTGATGCCTCGTGGGAAATTAAGGTATTTTGTAACGCAATAAATTGGATGCGCTTTGAGAACGGTCTGGCAAATGCAATCTTTGAGGACTAAGTACAGCCATGTACTTTAACTTTAGTACTAGCTGCTACCTTTTGTATGAACTGGATGCTTGGCATGGCCGGCCCTCTTAGCATGAGATGCTTTCTTAATATTATTTGCACTATGTGCCTTATATATATAGGTAAAATAAAAGGCTCCAAGAAATCCTATACCAAGTGGAAGTATAACCCAGAGTGAAAATTTCATTAAGCTAGTATATCCTCGCTCTGTAGTTGTGTCAAATTTCGCGTCATAATTTATGTAATATTCTATAATTGAATAAATCACAAGGATAAAACATACAATTGCTAAAATTAGCCAGGTCCATTTTAAATTAATGAAGGAGGCTGCCATTCTTAATTACAGCCAGGTATTTAATTGGAGTAACTTTAGCTTCTCGTTCTAGCCATCAGAGCCATGTACTTAAATTAAGTACATGGCGGTAATAGCCGTTATATTATTTTTGATATAGCGAGTAGTAAAATTCCTACAATAAGTGAAACTATACATAAAGGCACACATATTGCCCATGCAGTTGCTAATAGTAACATATCAGCTACAGCAACTCCAAATGAGGTATTTGGTGGAATTGTACTAATAAATGGAGTACCTGAAACGCTATATGTAACAGTTGCTAAATATATAAAACTAACTAGAAATATAACAAAAGATATATAGGCTACTGTCTTATCAAGCCCTTTTAATGTAACATATAAATCACTAAACAGGGCTCCCATTCTACTAATACCGCCATTTATTTAAATTAAATACCGCCATATACTTAATTTAAGTAGATGGCTTTGATGGATAGAACGAGAAGCTAAAGTAACTCCAATGACATAAGGCCACAAGGTGGCCTTATCCATGGGGAGTACTTAACTTCAGTACTAGCCGTTACATGGCGGAAGCTGAGCCGTTACCATCTAAAATAAGGAATCAACCTACTATAGAAATGGTTGCCTCGCTTCTGCGAGTTCTTCATAGTGGAATACAGAATTCTCGCCTTCTTCCTCCGAAGGGGCAGCCAAAAATAGAACTCTTTTCAAAGGTCCTTATTCGCGCAGGAAGGTTCACAACGCAGTGGGTCCGTCTCGATTTTGACACAAATCCAACCTTCGGATCAAAGGCGGTTATAACCATTCCTCGAAAGGGGCATCTTGTCGGCCGCATATATTTAGTTACAACAATGCCAGATATTTTCACAATTCAAGAGGCGGTGCAGATGAAGGCTGGCGCTGCCTTTGCTGGCCCCAAATTCACCTGGACGAATTCACTCGGAAATGCTCTAGTACAACAGGCAACAATTGATATTGGTGGAGCTCGTGTGGAACAAATAGACGGACAGCTCCTCGAAGTTCTGGACGATTTCTACACGCCACTTGAAAAACTCAATCTTGTCAATAAGATGCTACAGAGGAATATGACGAATTTTCCCCAATTCTCCACAGATATCCCTGACCCAACATATACGCCACTCCCTTTCTGGTTCAGTCGAGGGGATCCTGGAGTCTATTTACCGGTGGACGCCCTCGCATCCGATCCAGTGAAATTAACCGTTCAGTTCTCTCCCTTAAATGCGCTCTATGTTAGTTCAGCAAAGGTTGCTGTCGACGATACTATGCCCCAGACGGCTGGCTCAGGATATTTTCCGTTGGGAGGCTCGCCCTTCTATGTAAAAGATCCATCTGGAACGCTAATATATGGTCTAGGTGGCTTTCCAACGGTCGCTACGAAGGTGTCTCCAATCGCGGGGGCCATTATGCCAACCTCGCTCCAGCTTGGCGATACCTATATTATGGCTGAATACATATATCTCGATGCCCCCGAGGCGAACAGATTCCGCATTTCCGATATTGAGGTTCCTATTACACAGCATTATGCCTTCGATCCCTTCGATACAAATAGCTCTGTAAGAGCCACGATCCCTCTGAGAATTCCGAATCCAACACGAAATATATTCTTTTACGCCCAGCGCTACGAAGCGCCGATGTTTAATGCGAGTTTTCTCGCAACACGAGACTTGTCAGGTGTCGACGCCTCAGGCGCTCCCTGGTGGCCGAATGCAGCACCCATTAATTCGCGAGCCCCTGATATTCTAATACCGGCCTTCCAGTTTCGCGACTCGGAACCGCTTTCCACGGCTATGTTAGTCTATGAGGGCAATCTCATACGGTATGCTACTACAAGTCCATCGATGTTCCGTTCGCTTATACCATCCTATGAAATGAAAAAATCGCCCTTTGTGAATCGGTATTTCTACAATTTCCATTTTGGCCTAAATCATGGAAACACGCCTCCATCCTTACCGTCAGGAGAGGCGAACCTCGATAAGATTCACACTATTTCATTAGATCTCGAGTTCAAACCCTTTCGTGGTGCACCGCACTCTACAGAGGTGCCACGCTATATCATACATATATGGGCCGAGACATATAATGTCTTTCGCGTGTATGGTGGACGCGGTGGAATGATGTTCTCTTATTAGAGCAGCTCGCGCACCCATTTAAGTTTAATATCAGATGCCAGTGCAAAGCCTAATGCTATAATACGTTCCTTCATCTTTGCATCCTTTATATTTGGAGTTAGAAGTTCAATACGAAGACTATCAAGAGTCTCTCTATTATACTTAATAACTCTTTCTACAAATTGGGCGATATCGTTACTATTAACCTTTAATAGTTCAAGATTATTCTTGAATTCTTCACGCAGACTATTTACATACAGATAGGGCCTCTTCGTATTATCAGAACGAATAAACATTGACTTTTTACTCTTATTAAACTCCTGCTCTAGAGCATAAATATATCTATTTATCAAGAGATTCGGATCAGTCTTCCAGAATTGAGGCTTGACATTATTAATACTATTAAAGTATTCAATTGCCTCAGATTCAGAATCTACAAGTCGTTCTGTAACTGTTAATTCGAAATCTGGTTCGCAAATTGTTGAACTATAATAGTTGCGAATTACAGATGCGCGATGCTGTCCGTCAATAAGATATGAAGAAACTACTAGACGCCCATCAGAGGCTTCCTCGTTATATTTTATAATAGTATATCCAGAATCGAGTTTCTCTATACTATTACCAATGGCCTCCTTAATTTTGGAGGCATGGTCTACATCAAGAATTCGATTTCCCTTCCAAACTGGAACCGAAATCAACTCCTTTGCTGACATAACTCTTAGAATAGAACCATCATTATACTTGTGTAGCATTTCAAAAAATAGGACAGGAAGATCCCTGTTTTCAATTTTACAGCCGACCTCAAGACAAATCCAGTACGCGGCCAACTACACCATCAATCATACAATGCTCTATGTTAGAAATCTCAGGTATAGTCATGGGCGCCCTAATATTTACAACACTATTGTGTAGATTCGAGTCTGCCAAATAAACACCCCTATCTAGAACTGCAATAGTATTCTCAATTATACCTTTCATACCAATTGGAAGACTATAAAGAATATCACCCTTTAGAAATTCGTCAATACGAATACTTTTACTGAGTTCTCCCTTATTTACAGGTATTAGCCAATTCTGAGAATGAGCGTCATAGACAATAAACTTAGGAATTCTACTGTAACCAGCGTAGAGAGACCAGCCGCCCTCAATAAATCCATTTGATCGCCGAACAGGAAACGAGGGCAACAAGGCCTCTGTGAATTTACTAAGCTCAGCATGTTTCATTGCATATTTAAGAGGTACAAGACCCTCTCGGTGCATGAAGGCGTTCGAATCTCTAATCGCGGATCCATAACACTTACAACAGGCCTTCAGACCAAGACAGTGGCTGATCTCAAATATATCTAATCCATCTGTATCAAAACAGTAGAAACAAGTATTAGGCGTCATTGCCAGCGATTGTGGAGACAGTGCTAGTGCGGGTTGACCCATTTTTCTTGTAGTAGAAAATCTCCTTATTCAATTTTTCCTCAGGAGTCCGTTGTGTAAATGGGAATTGGCTGCGAGAGTTCTTAAACAGAGTCCCAATATTTTTAGTCCCATTTCTCCAAGAAACCTTATTCAAATCATTATCATCTAATATGAGACATTTAGACTCCATATCTTATAACTCCCACTAATAAATTTGGATGAAAATGATCGTATAAAGGAATGTACGAATGTCATCTCTACTTATTGTTGAATCACCTGCAAAGTGTTCCAAAATCCAAGGATTTCTTGGACCTGGTTGGAAGGTTATTGCTACAATGGGGCATATCAGAGCACTTGATGAGGGCCTGGACGCCGTAGGTCTAGATCGTGATTTTGATCCGCGGTATGTATTTATCAAGGATAAGAGTAAGGCTATTCAACAGATTAAGGCCTGTGCGAAAGAGGCGAAACAGATCTATCTTGCCTCAGACGATGACCGTGAGGGCGAGGCCATCTCTTATTCAGTAGCTGTCCTACTTGATCTCCCAGTCGAAACTACACCCCGTATTGTGTTTCATGAGATTACTAAGGAGGCCATCACAACAGCTCTAAAGAATCCCAAACGGCTGGATATGAACCGTGCCTTCGCACAGCAGGGTCGTGCGATTCTAGATATGATGGTAGGCTTTACAATTTCACCTCTACTATGGAAGTTCGTCGGTGCAGGCCTATCTGCAGGAAGGTGTCAGACACCGGCTCTCCGCCTAGTAGCCGAACGAGAGGCTGATATCACGGAGTTTAAGAGCGAGGTTACTTGGATTGTCAGTGGTACCTGGAATAGTAGTGCTGGCTTCGATGCGAAACTAGAGGACCCTCTTGAGGACCAGGAATCGGCTATGAACTATCTTGAAAATATTCACAGTGATCCAGAGGGTATTGTGACAGCAGCCGAGCAACGCGAGACATCGATATCTGCACCGAAGCCTCTTATCACATCAACACTACAGCAGGAGGCATCCGCCCTTTATGGTTCACAGCCAAAGAGGACAATGCAGATCGCACAGCGGCTCTATGAATCAGGGTATATTACATATATGCGAACTGATTCTGCGATTCTATCGGATGAGGCTAAGAAGGCAGCCGAGGCCTATGTTCGTACGACCTATGGTGAAAACTATCTTGCGAATCAGCTTCGCGCAACCAAGAAGAAGGTCGCGGGAGCACAGGAGGCACACGAAGCTATTCGTCCTACACATATTGAGTCGGTGGATCTTCCAGAGGGCGAGGACTGGTCGGCGATTGACCGTAAGATATACAAGCTTATCTGGAACAGAACTATTCAGAGTGTAATGGCCCCTTGTAAGGGTGAGGAGCGTACCGTAAGATTTCTCGCAACTGGTGATCCGAATGAACTAGTCTGGAGGGCTGTCTGGGAGCGAACACTCTTTCAGGGATGGAAGAAGGTCGCGCAACCTCTAGCGGATCTTGACGATGATGACGGTAAGGAGGTCGGTGTAGCACCATCAGGGGCCTGGACTCTAGGCCAGAGTCTCAAGGAGGGTTCAAAGATTACTTGGAGCGATCTCAAGACAGCTCCAAGGGATACAAAGGCGGCTGGGCGCTACACAGAGGCCACTCTTGTTCGCGAACTTGAGCGGCGTGGGATCGGTCGCCCAAGCACCTTTGCATCACTTGTTGGGACGATTCTTGATAAGGAGTATGTAGTAAAGCGAGATAGTCCAGCGAAGGAGATTCGTGTAACGACCTATCAGATCAGTTCGGTTGGCCAGTGGCCCCCTACAAAGATAGAAACGGTAAAAAAGTCTGGGGCGGAAAAGAATAAGCTGGCGCCAACGGATCTCGGCAAGTCCGCTCTAGAGTTCTGTATCCGCGAGTTTGGAAGCCTCTTTGACTATGGATTTACTTCACAGATGGAGGAACGTCTCGACCGTATTTCGGATGGAAA